ATCAACCTCTATCTGTATATCAAATTCAGCCGTATTTGTGGTCGCATTATTCATGCTACCACAATTTAGGCATTTTATTTCTTGAATGCCGTTTATTTCAGGCAATATGTCATTCTCGTTGTTGTATCTTATAATTTGTTCAAAAACCTCGAAAAACCCAATATTAATCAAATTGTTTAGTGTGTCTTGTGAATAATTGTTTCGACTCCTAAAAGAATAAACATCTCTATGTATTTCATTTCCAGTTATCCAAGTTTCCACCTTAAAATCAGTTGGTATTTTGTCTAGAGAATAATTTTGCGGGTCAGCAGATAGCATATTAGCATTAATCAAATACCTTGCATCAGTTAATAACGTGTCAATAATTGAGATTAGATAAGCTCTCAATTTTGTTACTCTTAATTCAGTTGTATCAATTACATTAGTGTTAATATTAGCCACCGTGCTTCCCCTCCATATATTCTTGAACCTCTCTTACTACATCTTGCATCTCAGCACTTACCATTCTTTTGTCCCAATATGGACCAGTTCCGTGGAGTTGTATAATTCTCTGGATTTATAACATGAGTGCCGTCTTCTCTCATCCCTTTGTATTGGTAATGAGCATAATTGCTCTCATAAGTTATACTATCAGCTGTTTTATGAATTATACCTCTTAAGTCCCCTGTATCTTGTGGAATATATTTATCCATGTGCTTTGCACAAGTATCGGTAAAAAACTTTTGGACTCTACCATTTGGTTCTATTCCAAGATTAATCTTAATTTCACTTATAGGTTTTAACATATTAACTACCACCTAAATGTATATGAGGGTTAGCTCCAACTTTATTATCAGTTTTTGATGTGATATTGTATGCATTGGACACGTCAGATTGCGTTTTTACGGCAATTTTAATGTTGCCCTTGCAAACTATATCCCCCTCTTCAAAATTGTCTATATTTAAGTTCTCGTTCGCATCATAAGGTATTCGTATATCAACTCTGTTGTTGTACTGATACCCATCACGAACTACGCTTCCCTCTGTGCTGTGCCACCAACAATTTGGATAATAAAATCTAGTCCAAGTTTCAAGCCTTGTGCTTGGGTCTATTCCTTTATGAAATACTGTTATATCCGTGTTTGTTATCATTGCATCACCCCGCAGTACAAATAAGGTGTTCCGTCTTCTAGTTGGCATGTCGATAAATAATCTTTGATTATGTTGTAATATTGTTTTATTTCTTCTGTTGTTTCTGTTTCTCCATAGCTTACACTATAGCCATCTGTGCTTTCGCTCATTATATTTTTTGACTTTTTAGTATTATTCTTGTTTATAGCTTCAACAAGTTGGTACATACAAACTTTTACTTCCGCTATTTGCGTAGGTAAATTTTTTAATCTACTTTGAGACATCTCATCAACTTTTTTCCTAGCTCTAAGTTCTAATACATTAAAAGGCACTTCGTCTAACTTGCCTCCCAATTGTTTGTATTCGACATAAGTCAAGTATTGTGAATTAAAATTCATACGAAGCGCCCCCTTTTATTAAATACTTGCTGGTGGTACTAATGCAGAGAATGGGAATCTCTTTGTCTTGTCTTCTTCTGTTGCGTTTACTGGGTTTGGAATTTCCCAACCTAATCTCATTACTACACGTAAAGCTACCATGTCATCTTGTGCTAGGTTATAAAGAATTGTTCCATCGCTTGGGTCTTGGATAACTGCCTCTGTTAATACTTTATATGTAATATCTTGTCTAATAGAATATACAGCTTGGTCAAAATCACCAGCGATTAATGTTGCTGTATTCTTTTTCCAAACTCCGTTATCCATAAATTCTCTACGAATAGAACCAATTTCAGTTGTGTTAAGTGGTTGGCCAGTTGTATCTAACATCATTCTGAATTTGCCTTTTAATCCTACTCCACCTAAAATACCATTTACATTGTAACCAGACTCTTCAACTTTTACCATCGTATCGTTAATGTCTGAATATAAACCGTTTGCTGTCTCTGTTACAGTTGCGCCTGTGCTAATTACAGAAGGAACTAATCCTGCTCTCCAATCAGTTGGTTTGTTTGTTCCAAAGAAAATAGCATCATCAATTTTTCTTGCAAATGCTTCTACAATTCTTGGTCTAATTTGTGCCCAAATATCAACAGAAGCATCATTTAATACGTTTTCTTTAATTGGGATAATAACTGCAAGTTCGGCAGCATTGATATATTTTTTATCCCATGCAAGTTTAGATAGGTTTTTCCTGCCATTGTTTTGTGTCTCGTCTACGAAGTAAGCAACTGGTAGGCTATCTAATACTCTTAATTTTGTTTTATCACTTGTCATGTTTGGCAATCTCTTAAACATAGACAATGCTTTTGAATCTTTTACGACTCCTTCAAAAATCTCATTTGCAACTTGTGTTTCAATAAGTGCATCTGCATCATTTCTTGTAATCATCGTGGTTGGTTCTGGCATTTTTCATCTCTCCTTTTTTAATCTCTTGCACCCCTTAAAATACTATTCATAATAGCATTGGTGGAATTTGGTTGGGATATTCCACTTAATGTAGGTGCCGTTTGTGTTTTTTTAATTTGCATTTCCCCAAAATATTGAGGGTTACTTTTCTTAAACTCTTTTAATGCTCGGTCAAAATCAACTGTTTCAGTTACATTTGCTAATACCTTTGTAGTAACAAACTCGCTAAACTCTTTTTTTACATCGCTACTATCAACTTTAATTTGTGCACTTAATCTTTCGATTTCTTTTGTTAATGCACTATTTTGATTTGCTAACTCCGTGTTTTGATTCGTTAGTTCGTTAATTTTTTCTCCATCATTTTGACTTGATTTTTTCCATGCAAGGAACTCCTTGTATTTTTCATCTTTTTGCCAATCTGAATTGGCTTTTCTAACACCAGCATTAAAAGAATTGTCTAAATCTTGTTGCGTAAATGTTTTTTCAACAGTTTCTTCTTTTACTTCTCCATCCGTTTGGATGTCTTTGTTATCTTCCATAACAATTCTCCTTCTTTATAGCCATAAGTTAGGCTTTTTATTCCGCTTTTAGGTTAGCGTTAAACCAACAAAAAAAGCCACAGATTATTCATCTTGGCTCTTTGGCTCTAAATTTTTTATTTCAATTTCAACTTCTTTTTTGCACCTTTTACAGTACAAAATAATTTTGCCTTTTTCGTATCTTGCTAAAAGCTTTCCACATTCGCATTTTAAATCCATATTATACTCCTATGTAAAAATGGTGGGGATTTTTGTCATTCTAATTGAGGCTAACCCCAGTCCCTCAAATCAGAAGGTCATGACTCCTTCATATCTTTATAATAACATAATTATTCTACCGTGTCAATTTTCTTTCTGCTTTTTTTCTTTGGTTTTTCTTCTTTTGTTTCACGTGAAACATCTTCTTCTTTTTTCGGCTCTTCTTCTTTTATTTCTTCGACAATCTCAATTACTGCATGTGATAATAAATATTCTGCTCTTTCATACGAAGTCACCCATTCATCACCCGCTTTAGGATAAACATCTCTTTCTGCGTCTCTAATACCTTCAAATCTTTGTAATGCTCTTACCCTTACTTCCATTTCTTTTTCCTCCTCATATCTTGATTTTCCTTTTGCCAAAATGTCAGCATACTTATCTTCCAAATGTTCAAACTTAAATTTTGGCACGTTTCTTATATTTTGTACAATATGTTCAATATTGTTACAATCAAAATCCATAATGTATGCATTTACTCCGTCTTTCACACCTATTTCTTCTAAATAAGGGAGTGGTGTTACAATTACTGGAATGTTCCTATATAATGCTTCATTGATTGCATAGGAACAAGCCTCGGTGTCACTCAACTGAATCAAATAATCAGAATCTTTAAGCCACCTTGACACATCAAGTCTGCTCTTCATGAATATTATGTTCGGATTATTAATTGTGTCTGTTTCGTTTGTGAATACATACCAAATATAGTTTATTTTTGCATTATCTAACGCATTTGCAAGCTTAATCATTCTGTCTTTTCCCTTGATTTTGCTCAATCTAGTTGCACTAATTAACTTTAAGCAAGGCTCATCTTCTTCTATTGTTAGAGGGTTATAGCCAAAAGTCACGTTTTCCAATCCTGTTATTCGTTTGAAACTTTCACATATATATTTTGTAACGCCAACATATAACTTAATTCTATCATCTGTCGGCGGTTTACACGGATATGCAGGATTTTCGTAATCTCCGTGAACTACTTGGATTATTCCTTCGTCTTTCTTTGCATTTTCTTTCCATATATCAGGTGTGATGTAATCAATAATAGATGTATCGTAGTTGATTATTGCAACCTTGCAATTAATTTTCTGGTTTGTGTGTTTGTATGCTCTGCAAAATCTTTTCACCCTTTGCAATTGATTTGGATGTGCTGACT